AACTATAAGATATTTCAATATAAAAACAGTAGTGTGGATAGCATATCGATTAGTTGTGATTTTACAGCGCAGGATACATACGAGGCAAATTATTTACTAGCAGTAATACACTTTTTTAGATCGATTACAAAAATGTTTTATGGCCAGGATCAAAATCCAAAGCCCGGGGTGCCACCCCCACTGTGCTATTTGACAGGGTTGGGGGCATTTCAATTTGATAGACATCCTATAGCTATTACTGCATTCAACTATTCTCTACCGACAGACGTAGATTATATTCGCGCATCTAACACCTCAACGGAAGCTGGTGTTAGTAAAGATCCTGCTAATATTCCATCTAACACGGTCTCAGTAGGCAATGATAGACGGCAGGGTGCCGGGCTTCAAACTGGTGGACTTGCCGCCCCACCTGTATTTCAGAATACACCTGCTGGCACGATTGACCCAACATATGTACCCACAAAAATGTCAATACAAATATCAGCAATACCAATTGTTACCCGCAACGATATAAGCAACAACTTTAGTTTGAAGAAATATGCAACCGGTGAATTAATACATCGACCATCAGGTGGAGGTATTTGGTAATGGCAAACAATAATTTATATTCAGCAGCTAGTCCGTATTACAATACTGACGTAGTGAATGAAAAATTTTTAGATGTGATGATTAATCGACCGCTGCCAATGCAGCCATCAGATGTCTATTGGACTATAACACAAGTATACGAGTACCGTCCTGACTTACTCGCATTTGACTTATACAACGATTCTAGATTGTGGTGGGTATTTGCGCAGAGAAATCCAAACTCATTACCTGATCCCTTCTTTGACTTTGTAGTAGGTGTTGGGATTTATATTCCAAAATTATCTACGTTAACACAAGTGTTGGGGATATAAATGCCGGCCGATAATGCATTAACGGGGTCTGCGAATGACGATAATAGTTATGATAAAGTTGAGGCAGCCAGGCTACAACGACAACCAATCACTCAAGCAGCAACCACTGCGGCTGTAAACGCCGGAACAACACAGGCTGGGAAAGCAGCAACACAATTTGCTAACGTATCTAGGCAGGCTCCAAATAAAAGATTATATAATCCCTTAGGAAATTTTTCAAGTTACACCTATAATATCGCATTGTTTATGGTAACCCCGGAGGCCTACGATGCGTTCATCCTGTCCGGTAGAAAGAACATAAACGCATTAAATAGTGGTGGAGGGACATATCTTGTTGCGCAGAGTGGTGGTATAAACAATCAAAATTCAACTAGACTGCCCGGTGTTAAGCTGGACTACTATATCGATAATTTAAAAATCACATCTAAAATTAGCGGAAAGACAACTGGCACTAACTCAAATATAACGGCTGTTAATTTTTCAATTTATGAACCATACGGTTTTTCATTTATTACTAAATTAAGACAAGCAGGTGACGCAATACAGTCATCTGTTAAGGGTAAGAAATTACCACAAAATCCCAGTAGGCAGTTTTTTATTATACGTATTGGATTCTTGGGATATGACGCTGATGGTAAGCTTATTACCGGCAAGGAAACATTTGCGCAAGACACATTTGATCCGTCTGGGAGTAGCCACGGTGTATTTGAGAGATTTTATGATATTTCTATTAATTCTATTAAATTTAAAATAGACGGCAGAGCAACTACATATAATATAACTGCCGCTCGAATTCCTTCTAAGGAAGCCTATGGAACTAAACGGGGGTTTATTAATACCAATACCAAAGTAATTGCCACAACAGTAGATGATGCCCTTATGGGACCAGATGGCCTAATTGCTAAATTAAATAAAGATCAATCGTTGCTTTCTACGGTTGAAAAAAATGTATATTCTATACGTTATGTGGGTGACTCTACACTAATTAAAACAGCATCAATCATTAGCAAAGCAGACTTGGATAAGTCTAAAATGGAGATGGGCGGCGCAAAAAATACTAAAGATGTAAATCCAACATTAGAAGTAACTACTGTGCCCAATGTCAATAAACGACAAATTGTGTTTAAAGATGCCACACCTATGTTACAGGCAATAAGTCAAATTATTTCTCAGAGTTCATATTTAGAGGACGCTTTGAAGGTAGTGTATACTAATAATTTAGAGCCTGACTCAAATAATCCCTCCGATGATACTATCACTCCTCCTACTAATAAAACTATCAGTTGGTATAATGTTGCGGCTGAAGTAACTAATCCTAGATGGGACTCAGTGTCTGGTGATTTTGCGTACAACATTACATATGTTATTCAACCATACCAAACTCCGGTAGTGGTAGGCAGCGCCTACGTTAAGAAAGTCAGCAAATACTATGGCCCCCATAAACGATATGACTACTGGTATACCGGGAAAAATTCTGAGATTTTACAATACGAACAAACATTAGATAATACATATTATAATGTGGCGATAAATCCTGTCCCGTTGCCTTTAAAAGGTGATGATGGTACTTCGCAGGGCGGCGACGCTGATATACCGGTTATTGCTGGTCAACGACAGCCTGGACCTAGACTGGGAAAACTAGACGATGGAATGGAAGCACAAAACTCATATATTACTAGTTTATTAGATCCAAAATCGTTTGCTAGTGCAAAGGTTACTATATTGGGCGATCCGGACTTTTTAATAAATGAGGCACCCGGAGGAATCAACCAAGTATACAACCAATTTTACGGAGGTGACGGTTTCACTATTAACCCTAATGGCGGACAAGTATTCATTGAGATTAATTTCTATGAAGTAGAAGATTATGACAACAACACGGGCAAGATTAACATAAATGATAGAATACTATTCTTTAAATATCCCGCAAGTATTCAAAAAGAAATCAATTCACGTGGAGGTGGCATTAGCTATATGCTACTACAAGTAGATAGTATTTTTAATGGTGGTAAATTCACCCAAATTTTAGACTGCAACATTGCGACTTTTGCAGATGCTTCTTCAGATTCTACTAGTACTGGAGAAGGCCGTGTAGCTGATTTGGGTTTGTTGGGCATCAACACTGCATTGACTACTTCACCAACGGTAGCCGCTACCCCAGTCGCATCGACAGGATTCTTAAAGAGTGCTGTTACCAGTGTGGGGAATGCAATAGGTAGGTTTACCTCAACAATCACTACTAACTTTAACGCACTACAAAATGCACCTGCATCCACACAGTTGACAACTGCTACCGGGGACGCATTAAATCCGTACGTTGCGTCGGATGACGGGCAAAGTAGTAATACGACATATGCTCCGGCAGAAGGCGGAAGGGAATTCTAATTATGGCACAAGACATTTTTAAACCGGTAGGTACTAAAAAGGCAAACAAACCTGATGCCGGCGGCGCCAATATCCGATCAGTACCTGTATTGGGTGTTGTGAAAAATAACATAGATCCAGTACGAGCCGGAAGAATACAGGTGTACATTGCCGACTTTAGTAGCGGTGATCCAGATGATGCTGACAGTTGGATGACGGTGTCCTATATGAGTCCTTTTTATGGACTAGTAGAATCTACCTCAGCTAATACAGGACCTGGCACCTATAAAACAAATTCAGTCTCATATGGATTTTGGAATAGCCCACCTGATCTAGGTACTACTGTTATCTGTATATTTGTTAATGGTGATATGAATTATGGCTTTTACATTGGATGTGTCCCTAAGCCAGAAGCACTGCACATGGTTCCTGCTATTGGATCAAGTACTAATGTTGTGCCAAATCCCGGCGAAGCAAGTGGTTATGGAGGGTCTACTAGACTTCCAGTAACCAATATGAATACTAATAACTCTCCTGCTACAAACGGACCTAACTTTCTAAAAGAAGCCAAGCCTATTCACAGTGATGTTGCGATGATTATGAATCAACAGGGTATCATCAGGGATCCGATCAGAGGACCAATTAGCTCTAGTGCGCAACGAGAGTCCCCTAGTAGAGTTGGCTGGGGAATAAGCACACCCGGTAGACCTATCTATCAAGGTGGTTTTACAGATGCGACAGTAGCTGATGCTGCGGGTAATGGTGGTCAAAGTGCCGGATTAAAAGTTATTTCTCGCAGGGGCGGCCATTCAATTGTGATGGATGACGGTGATCAAATAGGCGGCGATCAATTGGTAAGAATTCGCACTTCTCTGGGTCATCAAATATTAATGAGTGATAATGGTCAAACGTTGATGATCCTACACTCTAACGGACAGTCATACATTGAGTTAGGTAAAGAAGGTACAATTGATATGTATTCAACTAACTCTGTTAATATTAGAACACAGGGTGACTTGAACTTACACGCAGATAATGATATTAATATTCACGCTATGAAAAAATTAAACATTCAAGCAGAGTCTATTAATATCAATGCGGAAAAAGACTTTAATCAAAAGACAGGTACTAACAATACAGTCTATACAATGGGTACACATACTCATAAAGTAGACGGCGCTATGAGTATGGAGTCAGCAGGTGACGCATCATATGCTAGCAGCGGTACAACTTATATTAATGGCTCTGTGGTGAATTTAAATACCGGTGCCACATCAACTACGCCAGAGGTAGTACCACCTCTCCCCGTCACTGCGCACACAGATACATTGTATGATTCGGCTAAGGGATTTGCTGCTGCGCCAGGTAAACTTATTAGTGTTGTGTCTAGGGCCCCGGCTCACGCGCCATGGGCAAATGCAGGACAGGGAGTAGATGTTCAGAGTACAGTAAACGCAAAAGATGCTTTACCTTCTGCACCTAGTGCTGCTGTTGCTGCAACTAATGCAGACGCTCAAGGCGCAGGTGCAACCGCGCCAGTAACAGTAGCAGTTGCTTCAACAATGCCACCACTAACCGCGGTAAGCGCGGCAATTGATCCAAATACCAGTGCAGCAATGATTGGGGCAATGGCGACAAATGCTGCTACTGGACCAGCTGCTGCGGCAGTCGCAGCAGGTTCAGGAATAGTATCAACTGTGCAAGGTGCTGTAGCATCGGTGGGTAATCTAGCACAGGTGCCCAGTCAACTAGAGGCCGCCGGGATTCTTAAACCCGGTGCCGCCGCACTGACCAACTCACTGGTTCAAGGTGGAGCAAGCGTACAATCTGCACTGACATCCAATCTATTCACTGGTGTTCCCGGTGCACAAAATCTTACTGCATTAATTCAAAATCCAACAGCACAGGTTAATGCCGCAATAATTGGACTCCAACAGTCTCAAACTGCGTTAACCGCAGCCGGCGCGATGACCGGTAAAGAAGCCCCTGGCGCTGTTGCCGGCATTATTATGTCAGGTGCAACTGCGGGGGTAAGCGCAACGCTATCTACCATCAAAAATATTTCAGGTGGTGTCGGCACCGCTGTGTCGGGCGCTACTAATGCAGTATCTAATGCAATTAATTCTGGTAATCTTGCCGCCGGCCTAGCACAAAATGTTACCGGCGGCCTAGGGTCTATCTCCACAGCATTGGGATCAATGACTAAAATATCAGGACTTGGCGGGTTGATGGATGCAGCAAAGGGAGTGGCCGGATCAGCATTCTCAGCCATAACACGTGCATTCAAGCCACTACAAGCCGGGGTGCCACAAAATCTAACGGCAATTGCAGAGGCTGCTAAAGCGGCAGAGGTAGCAGCCGCTGCAAGCGCAGCAGGTGGATTGGCAAGTGCAGCTAGCGGAGCACTTGGAGAAGTAGGTGGTTTAACATCAGCAGTAACTGGTGCATTAGGTGGTTTAACATCAGCAGCGACCGGCGCAGCAGCAGGTGCCCCCGCAGGTGTAGCTTCAGCATTAGCTAGCGGAGTAAATGCTTTACCAGGTGGACAAAATGCAATATCTGCGGTAGTCAACTATGCCAAGGGTGCGACTAATGCTATCCCGGGTACGGCTGCTATAGGAGCGCTACTTACTAATACAACCACAGCAGTTACAAACGGCATATCGTTACCTAATTCAATTTCGGGTGCTGTTGGATCTATCACTGGAGCTGCTTCTAATCTACTGAGTAAAACTACCGGAGCAATTTCAGGCGTGTTTGACAAGCTCAAATCAGGAACTGCAAGTTTAGCATCAGTTGCTACGGGCGGACTGCCAAGTGCGGCGGCCGCCCAACTTAATTCCGCTATTGCTGCGCTTGGATCCGGAGGCGCATTCCCTATTAAATTACCTACAGTAGGATTGAACACAACAGATAGAAGCGCAATAGATGGGCAAATTGGATCATTATTGGGAGCAGGTATTCCCAAGCCCAATTTCTCTGGAACAATTTCTGCCGCAGCAGTTTCGGCTCAGGCAGCTAATTTAGCAAAAGCAGAACCAATCGCCGCAGCACTGGCTGAAATACAATCATTGCAGGATAAAGCTACCGTTGCTAAAGATAGATTTCAGGAGCTATCAAACACATTACCACAAGGGGATCCTCAAATTGCGGCAGCTAGCCAAGAACTAGCGTCATTGACCAAAGAGGTAACAGACAAGCAGTACGCTGAATTCGTAGCTAGTCAACCACGCGCATACCGTTTATAATAAGTGATAAATAGTTTATGCCATCATACATCGGATTCAGCACAATAGGCGCAAATAAACCAAAGACCACTAATGCAGGTGGAGGGGTTGATGGTGGTGTCGGCACTATATTAAAACCTGTCAACACGGGTAAGAAATTTAGATTGGTCGACTATCCATTAGTTATACAAGACCTGATGAATGCGTTGAATATCAGACAAGGACAAAAAGTAGGACAACCGGGC